ACTTTATTATATACCCAAAAACAATTTGCGTTCATCTAATCTTCTGTTTTGTAAACCTTTTAATATCTTGCCACCAGCTCTACAATATTTAACTAACGACTCCATAGCCGCTTCTTTATCGCCACGAAGCAACGCTTGACGGATGGTTGAACGCTGAAAGCATCCAAGACCCAGATTGAAGCAAAAAGAAACAATGCTATCGAATTCGTGTTGTCGAAGAGGCACGTTAGGTAGCATCTTGCGTACTCCCAACTCGAAACGATTGAGGTCGTGTTTAAGAATTCCATCTATTTCCTCGTTTGTAAATGTTTTATTCCACGCTTCTGGAAGAGACTTGCCATCTCCAATAAGATGACCCACACCGACAGTCCATAAACCAGCAGGACACTTGTAAGGCTTATTACGAACACCTTCATGATGTCGGATTAACTTGATAGCCTCTTTAGATACTTTCACGTTTCTTTTCCCATGTACGAGAACCGAAATAGAAACCAATAATACTTGCAGTAATAGCCATTTCTTCAGAGCCAAATACTTCTTGTGAAGCTACAACAAAGTCAACACCTGACCACATAGCCCATACCAAAGAAATAAGGTTGATAAGCACTAACTCCCCTACAAAGATGAAAGCGACTACAGGTCTAACCATAGCGTTCCAGTTTTTAACTGTAGGGCTTGCATTTTCTACTAACTTCTTATCATGGTCGTATAATGCTTCACGTTCTTGTGCGTATGTTTGAACTTCTATTTGGTCTAGCTTAATAGCTTCTATCTTTTCTTGTGATATAAAGCCTGCTTTAGCTAATTCTAATTCACGTTCTGTTTGTAGTTTAGCCATTTCTCTTTCATGCTTTTGGTCACCTTTTTGCTGAAAGAAACCTAAAACACTAGGTAAGCCTGAAGTAGCGAAACCTAATATACCTGATAGAATACTTAACATCTATAACTCCTTTGGATCAAAGCCATACATTTTGGCTACACGTTTTTGTAATTTAAGAAACAAGCCTTTATGACTTGTGTACTGCTCTGTTTTTGGTGAAACTGTATATACACACATATGCAATATTTCATGGCAAAGTGTAATTAACACAGGGTATAAGTGAGAATGTCTTGCAGTAGATATAGTAATAACATGTGGCTCACCTTGTTCTGGTGGTTGATATTCTCCACATATAGCATTGTCATTTACGATAACAAAGTCTACTTTAGATGCTGGTGGTAATTTGTATTCATCAAATATAGGCATCTCTATAATTGCACTATAGAGGTTAGCTATATTATTTTCTGTAATGAATGTCATTTTGATAATGGGTTCATTGTGCTACGTTTAACAGTATTTAGTTTATCATCCATTGCGTTTACGGTTGCTTCTAATTCTTTACGCAGACCTGATACCATAGCTGAAGTCTCACGAGAGTTGGCAATAGCGTCTGAAGACTTTTCACTAGCTTTCATAATAGATTCAGATAGTTGGTATTGTCTTTCATTTATTGCTTTAACTTGTATTTCTAAACCATTTAATTTAGACTCTATGGGAGCTAAATCTAAACTGTCAACAGCTTCAATTGCCGTAACCATCTTGTTGTAAAAAGTTATGCCTGCGTATGCCGAGCCAGCTACTATTGGCAATGCTATTAAAATCAATTTCAGAAGTGCCGAGCTGGATAAGCTCAAGCTGAAGGTTTTGATTTTTTCCGAACTCATTGTTTATCTCCGTATCAAATTTAAATGCGTCTGTTATTTCTATTTGTTGTATAATAGGTTTGTTAAGTATTTCTAATGAAAGGACTATTCCAAAACCATGTACAAGCTCTTTACCCTTTGGTACGTCAAGTTTAGGACTCTCCTTGCTCTCATTCTTTTGTTCAGTCTTTGGTGGGTCTTTTGGGCTGTCTTCTTTTGCTTTTGGCTCACTTTTAGTTTCTTGTTTTGGTTGTTCAACCTTAACAGGAGCTGACTCTACTTTAGGTGGTTCAGGTGCAGCTAATGGGTTTACTTCTGGAGCAACAGCAGGTGGTGGTGCAGGAGGTGGATTATTTACAGGGTTAAGGGGTGAGCTAGGGCTAACTGGAGAACTCACGTTAGTGACGTTTGTAGCACTCTTAACACATGTATTGTTTGTTTCTACCCAACCATTCCATACAGGACTTCCATAAGGGTCTGGGCAAGATGAAATGTTAGTTTCTGTAATAGAACCTACATAGTCTGCTTGACAGGCTAGTTGCCTAGTTTCAACACTTGCCTGACACGTTGGAGGGTCTTGTGTGCAGTTGTTGCTAGTTTCTGTCCAAGCTGACCAGCTTTGCGTAGAACAACTAAAATTCCTGCTTTGATTAACAGCACCGCTATAGTGAGGTAACGTACAAGCTGTGGTTTGATTTTCAACCAAGTCTGAACAAGCAGGTGTTTGATACGCACCGCATATTGGGTCACTTGGGTTATAAGATACGCACCAATAGTCTTTAATTGCAATGATTGGATCAATGCCATGACATACGAGAGAACCTTGAAGCATATAGCCTTCAGGCGTTGGAGTATAGTTGCAATACCAAGCATAAGCATTATTTACCTTTGTTAGTGATAGAAGTAGTAATAGGCTCGTCAGCAACAAGCGGTATCGTGTATGTATCGCCATATAGTTTCTTAAATATAGAAGGGTTACGTTCATACCAACCACGTTTAGCAGCATCACCAATAGAACCATTTATAGGACATGGTGAGCCTGACTGTATCATGGCTTCAAATACTCTATCGTCTTGACACAAGATAGATACTGCTGCAACTTTAAGACCTAAATCATTAAGAGTTTTAGCCAGTTTAATGCGTTCACAATTAACGTCTTTATAGCCAGAGCCACCACTTAAGCCAAACAATGTACTAGATACAGAACCAGTAACAGGAACAATACAAACGTCTTGGCTAAAAGCACTTATAGAAGGGCTAATGGCACTAGGTGGTGGTTGACCTTTATAGTTAATAGTAGTAGTATCAGCGTGTGCAGTATGAACCATAAATAAAACAAGTAAAACAATAATTGTCCAACTAAATATTTTAGAAAATGTTTTCATGTTACATAAATTTATGAGTTAATAGAAATACAATCACAAAACCTGCTGTTCCTAAAAGGATTTGTTCTAAACGTTTGAGTCTTGCATTTATTTGTTCATAGCGTAAAGCACATACTTCTTCGTGTGTACTCAATCTTGATTCTACGTCTGACTTCACCATCTTATCCTTTCGGAGCATTATATAAGTTTATAGGGGGTAGGTATAAATCGTGCCATTCAATCATAAAAGACTCTTGTAGTCTTCAGGATTGGTCATGTACGGTGCTAATAGTCCAGCAGCATTTATAAAATTTGTTGGTGCAGTAGTACCTACTATTGGATTCAATTTTAATGCTTGAGGTAAAGAATCAAAAGGAGTAAGTTGAACACCAGAATATGGTTGACCGCCAGTTTTAATGGCATCAATTACATTTTGCAAGTTTTGTTTACCTAGTTGACCAGCAACTCTTCTAGATATTGCTTTAGATGCAGGAACTACATTAGCACCAAGAATTGCACCAGCTGGACCACCAACTTTTAAACCAATTAAAGCTGGAAGGCTTAAAGATGCTACATTTTGCCCTTGTAGTATTGATCCTTGTAATGGTCTACCAAAAGCTCTCAATGCGTTTTCAATCTTACCGCCTTTAGCGGCATCTTCAATAGCCTTAACTTCTTCAGCACTAAATCCACGAAGTTTGTTTTTGTTAGTAGCTAGGTTCTTAAATTCGGATCTTAATTTTGTAGAAAATGCAACATCATCAAACGGATCACTAGCTCTTATGCCAGCATTTTTATAAATCTCATCTAACAACTCTGATTTTCTAGATTGTTTCCATAGGTTTCTAGCTTGTGGAACTAATTTAATAGCTTCTAAATCACCTTTAACTGGAGCAACAAGTTTTGTTGCATCTAAACTTTCAACAAATTCATCTAATTGCTCTACAATTTTTCCAGAAAAATTTCTGTCTGATTTTTCACTAGCCATTTTAAGTTCAGATATACTTGATCTTAAATCTTGCATTTTTTGCAATGTTATAGGAGCATCTCTAGCTTCATCTAATTCTTTAAAAACATCTACAATTTTAGGGTTTCTAGCTTCACGAACTTTAACCCCAATAGTTGATTTTACATTATTTACAAAGTTATTATATGGATCTGCTTTAATAACAACACCAGCATCATCTATTTGTTTATATAGTTGAGAAGCTTGTGCTTTTATATCTGAAGCAAGAGGGACTTTAGCTTTTGTTCTAAAACCAATATTAGCTGGACCAGTAATAGGTGTAGGTGCTATTTTTGATGCTTCTACTGCAGTTTGTAGACCTTCTAGAATTTGAGGAGCAACTTGACCACGAGGTTGGTATGTAAGTGCTTGTTGAACTTGTTGTGCAGTTTTTTCAGCAGTACCTTTACCAAAGTCACCAGTTAAAACTTCTTTACCAACACCAGCAACATTACCTAGAAGTTGACTAATAACTCCTGTGCCAGCAGATAAAGCAGCCTCACCAACACCTAATGCTTTTTGACCGACAGATGATTGTGGAGGTTGACTAAAGTTTTGTTGTGCATAAGCTAATACTTCAGCTTGAGATGCACCTTCTGGTGCTGTTACTTCAAATAATCTTCCGTCTGGAGCAGTAATTTCAAATCTAGGCATTATCTAATCTCCCTAATTCCCCAGTTTCCTTTTGCACCAGATGGGCTATTTAATGGAACATCTTTAGCGGATGTTGGTGCTTTATAAGAGCCACGTTCATATTTATTTTCTATAATAAACTCTGCTGGTCTATATGTTCTATTATAAGCATTAGAAATACGTTTTTCAGTCGTATCCATTTCTTTGTCTAATCTTTCTAATTCAGCAACAATATCTTTAAACTTTTTCTTTTGTTGTAAGGATGATTGTAAATTTTCAAATCTAGAACCTTCTTTTTCTGTTACGTTACCAACTGCAGCACCAGTTTGAGAAGCACTTCTCATTTCTGTAATACCTTGTACAAACAATTGATTTTTAAGTGTCTCTAATTCTGCAGCAGCACTTGCAGCTTCAGTATCAGGAATATAAGATTTAAGAACGCCATCTGGACCAAAAGCCTTGCTTAAATTAGGATTGTCTAAAAGCCGTCTTGCAGTATTTTGTATTCTTCTTGTAGCATTTAAACTATACTCTGTAGCTGCAGTAGCTTTAGGTTGTTCAATAAGAAGTTGTTCTTTGTTCTTTGGTGAAATAGCAGAACTTTCAATAAGAGGAATAGCAGCTTTAACTTCTTTTTCAGGTTGTTTAAATCCAGTAGATGGCTTACCTGCAGGGGTAGGTGCTGGGGTACTTGTAGGTTGACCTTGAGGTTGACCTTGAGGCATACCTGTAGGTGACAATGTATTTAAAAATGTTTCTTTTGTAGTAATTGGACCAAATTTAATACCAGTATCAAATGTAGTTTTTGCACGATTAACTTCTTCTTTTGCAGCATCTGCAGATGTAGGTAATTGACTATAAACACTAAAGTCTTTAAAGTCTTTATCTGTCCATTGGTTAGGTGATTTATTAATGCTTCTAGCAAATATATTAAGTTCTTTATTAAATAAAGGATCTATGTTTGCTATAGCTTTTACACCTTCAGTTTGGTCTGCTAAAATTAAATCTTGGAATTGTGGGTATTTATTAATTAATCCTAAAGCACCAACTTCTTTTCTTTGCAATCCTTTTAATTCAAATTGACCTTTTTGAATATCTTGCATCATTTTAGATAATTCAGTTTGAGTCATAAAGTTTTTAGTTGCTGTATCTATAGGAGCTTGTCTACCTGCAGAAGCACCTGTAAATCCACCTAAAGCAGCACCAGCAACACCTTTGTTCCAGTTGGAAGCAAGACCAGTAGCTAAACCAAGACCAGTGCCAATAAGTTGTTGTGTCTTAAGTCTTTCTTGTTCTTCTGGAGATAAAAGACCTGCAACAGGGCTTTGTCTTGTAAGAAATAATGTATCTAATAAACCTTGAAAATTATCTGCCATGATTATCCTATCCTTTTAACTTGTAAAAGATTGCCAGCCATTGGACCAGATTGACCTTGCCTAATTGGTGGAGCTGATGCAATAGCATTTTTTAATCTTTCTTGATTTGCCATTTCATTTTGTTGTCTAATATTTAAAAGTGATTGCCCACCACCTAATACAGTCATTGGATTTTGTTGAGCATATGACATAGTATTAGAACCTAGATCAGAAAGTCTTTCTCCGAATGTTAAAGGTGTATCTACAGCCATTCTTCTAGGGTCTACTGCAAATGGATTTTGTTCTGTAACAAATTTATTAGCAAACATTTGGTCTGATGAAGACAAAGATTTTCCAAAACTTAAACCATCGTCAGTAAAATTAGCAGTTGGGTAAAAATCTTTAAATGCAATTTGATTGTTTGGTGGTAAATTAGTGCCACTAAAACCTTGAGATACCATATCATCAATTAGGTTTGGATTTGCAATAATATCATCTGCATTATTTACAGCTTGAGTCATAAGCGGTTTTAGTTGAAGACCACTACTAACTCCGCCAATTCCAGCACTACCTGTTTGACCTAATGCAGCATAACCACCAGAGCCTAAACTAGGAGCAGCAGAAGGTAATGCACTTTTGAAGCCTGAAAATAAATTACCGCCAGCACCACCAGCACCACCTAAAATACCGCCAGTAGCACCTCCTAGTAATGCACCTGTAATAGGGCTGTTACCAGTTGCAGCAGAGCCTACAGCTCCGATAGCTGCTGGAATTAAAATTTCAGGACCAAGAGATGGTTGTAAAAAGTTTTTAATAATCCATACAGGATTAAAATACTTAAACATTATTTGCCTACCTTTCCTACTACATAGCAAATAGGCTCAAGAATAAATCTGTAAATCATACCAATATTATCTCTGTTTTTACCTCTTTTTTGTTTCCATATATCAGCAGTCCTATGTCTTGCGATATGCTCTAAAACACCCCTTAAAATGCGTTGTAGGGCATTCTTTTGACCACTCTTATAAGCATAGTTTACTAATGGTAAGAATAGAGTGTGATAACCTTTTTCGTATGCTGGATCTAAATCTTTAGATTGAGCTAACCAAATAGCGTTACGGAAACTACCAAAGCCATATTCAGCATTCATAGCTGTACATACAATCTTACCACCACCTGATTGAGTAGTTTTAGTAACTTGACCAACTGGAGCACCGTATGCAGCACCCAAGTAAGCTTGTAGTTTTGTGTATGGTTTGTTTTGTTCAAATTCGTATCTAGCAATTTGATCTTCAAGAGCTTTTTGTGAGTAGTCTTCTCTAACTTGACCAACATTCATAAGTTGGTTAATATCTTGGTATCTAGCTTGAGCTAGTTGAGGAGCTTGTAATGCAGCAGCTTCTTGTCTAGCACGTTCATTAGCATAGTTTTGATAAGCAAGTTCACCCGCTTTGCCAGTCAAAGTTGTAGCTAAAGTTCCAGCAGCTCTATTTTGTAAGTCTGCAGATACATTAGAACCATAACGACCAGCCATAGATGCTGAACCTTGAGCTTGTTTAATAGCATCGTTATAAGCTTGTGTAGCTGTTTGAACAGCTGGTTGCATAGCAGCTTGGAAATATGGGTTAGCACCTAAATATTGACCTTGTACAGTACCTAATTGTTGATTAAGTGCTGCACTTGTGAGAGGGCTTCCTGCTCTTGCTTGTGCTTCAGCTTGTGCTAATGCAGATTCTGTTTGAGCAGATGGGCTAACATATGTTTGACCAGCAAAGTATTCAGGTGTAGTAGTTTGATATAAGTTTTTAGCTTCACCTAAACCATATTCTACAAATGGTCTTACAGTAGGATCTAATTCGCTTTTGGTTTCAGATGTACCCCCACCTGAACCTCCACCACCATAAAATGTAAATGACTGTACTAATTCTTGTACCCAATTGTGTAACTTAAACATATCTAGTTCCTTAAAGTGTATATTCCCATGTTTGAGGTTTAAAACCCATCTGCCTTGCTTTACGCTCCCATCCACGTCTTTCGGAGTTAAACGTAACTTTAGTTTTACCGCCTTGTTTTGCTATTTGTTGAATCTCTTGAAATGCTTGCATAAAGAGTGCCTCATCATTAATTAATGACCATGCAGCCCAAACATGAAGCCTGTTTCCGATTGGTTGAAGTACTACGAATCCTACTGGTTTATTGTCTATTATTCCCATAAACAACATAGAACGTTGCTCATAGCAATCACAATATACATCTTCTGGTATATACTCGGTATGACCTTTAGACCTGACTATTTCTAATCCGTGTCTAATGTATTCCCAATGTTGACGTAAATTATCTTTAGGTATGTAATGTAATATCATCCTACTATTATATAACGATAATTCCTTGAAACACCATGACTGCCATGATGGACTGTGCAAGAACCTTGTGTAAATGTATCAAAGTAAATGTCTTTAAGTTCTGCTGCAGAGTTTAAGTCTAATGGCATAAATAAGATGACCGAGTTAAACCCTATACGTTCATTATTAAGTGTAGTAGTTGTTGTGCTTGTTGCTGTGGAAAACTCACCTGTATTATTGCTTTTACCTTCTACAAGGTTATTTACAATTTCTGCAACCTGTCTTGGATCGCCACCTGTCCAAGCAAGTTTACGGTACATATCACTACGAGCCATTATCTATTTCCTTGCTCTGTGTAATCCAAGTCTATTCCAATAGCTGAAAACCAGTTAGCACCTGTAGGGGTAAGACTTACTCTATGATAACGACCTGCACTTCGTACTGGACATCTGTTTTCTGAACTTGCTGATATTGGAGTTGAATATGTAATGGTATCATCTAACATACGTCTAGAAGCCACAGAAACGTCTGCAGATCCACTATCTACAGAAGGTCTAATAAGGGTAAGCACAGAGTTATAACCATACTCTAAATCGTTTGTAGTAATAGTAGCTGTTGCTGGTAATCCTGTAAATGTAATAATTCTAGTATCACGAACACCACCAAATAAGAATTTACCACCAGCATAAAGTCTATCGTCTAGTGTTGTAGCAAGAGTATCTATAGTTCTGGTTGCTGCAGCAGAGGCTGCCATATCTATAGCAACACCTGTACCTGAACCTACACCTGTAGCTGTAAATAATACACCTACAGTATTAGCTACTGCACCAATAAGTGTATAGTTTGTTGTGCCTACACTTCTAATTGTGTATGATTTACCTATTACAAAAGAACCTGCTGTTACATTATAAGCTGTATCTATACCGTCTAAAGTTGTACCTGTGGTAGCTAATGTTGATAGATAATCTACGTCTGTATCAGCTTCACACCATTTTTGTGTTTCAAAGTTATAGATAAGTAAAGCTCTGTTACCTGAAACTGTTGTGTAGTTCCAAATAACTAAATTACGTTCTGGATCTACTGCTGCTGAAATAGAATCAATATCGCCAATGTTAGCGTTACTAAAAAAGTATCTGTCTACCTTTTCTGAACCAATACCTGTAACTTGTTGACCATTACATGAGTAGAAACCATCATCTGATAAGAAGTATGTTATGCCACCATATTGAGCAATAGATCCACCTTCTATACATCCTACGTTACGAGAGATGGTGTCAAACTGAAAGAATAATGGTGAGCCAATATATGACATACGCACAATGGCTTTTTCTAAAAATATAATACCAAATTCTCCACCTGTAATACCTGTTATGTCACCACCGTCTGGAAGTTCTTGGAAATCTGATTGTGATGCACCACCAGCTGTCCAATCTGTAGGATCGTTAATATCTGACCAGTTTACTCTTGATGGATTTGAGCCAGCACCTATATTAGCACCTACTACAAAGTCACGAACTACTGTAATGTATTTAGCTACTGGAGCTGCGGCTGCTAAATCTGCAAAGTCTGTAGATGAATTTACATCAAAATATTGTATTTTTTCAGAGCCATTAGAAGCTAACGCATAGTCACCAAACTGCACAAATTGCCATCTATTAATACCTGTATATCCACCAGCTTTAGACACATCTTCCATAGTTAAGTCTGTAGCAGATACTTTAAATAATTTGGTAAAACCGCCTGCAAATATAGATACGTCTGCATTTACTTTAGCTGCAAAACAGTTAGTAAGGTTTTCTGTAGCTACACCTGAATAATTTACTGGTGATTTAAATGGACCATATCCTACAGCTAATGGAATAACGTTATTAGCTTCTGATACTGTATCTAAAATGCTAGGTTGGTCTGGTAACCATTCTTTAAATGCTATACGTTGTGTAGGCATTATTAAGCCTTCATAATGTAGCAAAGTGCATAGTATGGAGGTAAGTTAGCATTAGTGCCACTTGCACCTTCAGTAGAAATAGTTGCTGTATGAGTATGAGAGCCATCAAAACTAATATTTCTACCAGCTCTAGATTCGCCTCCATCACCATCTACTTGAATATTTGTTTGTGAGAATACTCCTGTAGTACTACCATGAGTATCACCAGCAGTATATTGATTGGTAATTGTTCCTGTAAGTGAAGTTGTTGCAACTGTTGCAGTATGATTATGAGATACGACTATAGCATTTGCACTACCACCTGTTGCACCTACAGCATAAGTAGATGTAGCACCTACTACAAAACGGTTGCGTAAGTCTGGTGTAGAGTTAGAACCATCACATAATAACCATCCACTAGGGATAGTTGCTGAAGAACCTGACCATAGCATAATCATACCAGCTACAAAAGTAGCTCCCCATGTAGGTGTATTACCAGAACCTGCTGATAGCAATACTTGACCAGAAGTTCCTGCAGATCCATCTAATGTTACACCACCTGTAACTGCTAATGTTCCTGAAGATGTTAAAGTTCCAGCAACTGTAAAACCATCACCAGAACTACCTGCTTGTTGGTCTTTTAATTGAGCCATTAAGCTACGGATAGCATTGTTTAGGTTAGCTGGTGAACATCCTTCAGCAATGTTAATATTGCTAATGTCTGTATTATCTGCTGACGTTGAACTAAATTCTGAAATTTTGGTTTTTGCCATCTTTTATCCTTGTCTTAACCATATATCGTTACTTGGAGTAGTGTCAGTCCAAGTTTCTGTTCCTGCTGTTATTTCTGTCCATGTATCTGTAGAAGGTGATACTGCTGTCCATGTTTCTGATCCTGCTGATACTGGTGTCCATGTTTCTGTGCCTACTGGTACATCTACCCACTCTTCGCCTAATATTGTGCCTTGAGCGGTTACTGCTCCTACGCCTTCTACATAAGCATATCCTGCTAGTATAGCGTTAGGACTTGCTGATAATAGTGCATAAGCATCTATATCTGCATGACCGTCAATAATATAACCACCAAGTGCTGTTACTGTAGCAGTTCCTGTTATAAAGCCACTTTGCAGTCTAATTCTGTTATAATTTACTTCTACTTGAGCATTTGTTGTAATAGAAGCATTACCACTAGAAATGCTATTGCCATTTGCTACAACTGTACCTGTTGCTGTAATACTTGCTGAAGCTAGTGCAAGAGATCCACCAGTAGCAGATACTATTGCTTCTGCAAATATTGCACCACTACTAAATTGTATTCTATTGCCTAATGCAGATACGTCTGCAAATCCATTTATAACTGCTGTGCCAAATACTAATGAACCACTTACAGTAACTTCTATTGTTGCAGTAGCGTTTATACTTGCATTAGATGTTCTAAAGCGTGTACCAGATGCACTTACTGTTGCGTCTGCAGTAATCTGTGCTGCAGCTTCTACAAATCTTCCTGCTAACGAACTAAAAGGAGCTTGGGAAAAACTAGCTATTCCAAACATTTATTGCTCCTTAAAGTGTTACTTCTTCCCAGTTAGTAATAGACTCATTCCACTTGTATTGTTTACCGTCTGTAGGCATAGCTACAGGTGCTTCCCATAACCATGTTGTATTGTTTAGTACCCATGATGAAAATGGTTGTGGTGCGTAGAATACGTCATTAGTAGCGTCATATGTATAACCAATACCAGCGTAATTACCTCTTAAAGGTCTACCTTCTGGATGTTGATTACCATGTGTGTTGTATGATGTTTGTAACCAAGTGCCAGGACTTGAGTCTACAAATGTATCAAAGAATTCTTTTTCTGCTACTATAACTTGTACTACTTTACCGTCTGTTACTTTTGCAAAATGTGACATTGTTTTTATCCTGTATATGAGCCAGAGGCTGTAAATTTAATAATTGTGTTAGAACCTGATGTAGTAACTGTAGGTGAACCTGTAGTTGTGCCTGAATAATTAATAGTTGGGACTGATAAAATTACAACACCTGAACCACCTGAACCTCCTGTGCTTTGTCCACCACCACCGCCTCCACCTGTATTAACTGTTCCAGAAGTTCCTGTTGCAGAACCTGAACCAGCACCACCGCCACCTGTGCCTCCTGATGAAGAGTATGGACCACCTGTTCCACTACCATTACCACCGCCTCCACCTGCATATGTTACAGATGAACCTGTGATTGAAGAAGCAACACCTACACCCCCATTACCAGCAGTAGAAGAAGTAGCACTAACACCTATTGCACCTGCCCCACCACCACCTGACGCAATAAATGCACCGCCAACATCATAACCATTAGTGCCGCCAGCAAAACCTTGATTAGCAGTTCCACTTCCAGCCGTTCCTGCAGCATTATGTGCCTTACCGCCACCAGAACCACCTGAACCTCCGCTATTATTATTTACATCCCCTGTTGCACCAAAACCTCCACCAACAGATGTAATGGTAGTTATTCCTGTTCCTGAAATGCTTGAACTATTGCCTTGTGAAGCAAGAGTTGCACCTGTTCCAGCAGTTCCTCCTGAACCAACAGTAATAGTATATACTGTTCCTGATGTAAAAGTTAAAGCTGACTCGGCAGAACCACCACCACCAGAAGTTCCTGCTGATGTTCTAAATCCACCAGCTCCTCCACCACCACCAGCTCTAGCATTTGGAGTGCCTAATGTACCACCACCACCTCCTCCTGCAACAACTAAATAGTTAGCAGTATATGGAGGCAAAACAAGAGGTGTTATAGTGTAAGCTGCTGATGATACTACCCAACCTTGTGTAGCGTCTATATAAATTAATATAATGGCTTCACGATTAGTTTTGAGTAAATAATCTGCTGCTACACCAGTAATGTTAGAGCCATTTCTACCTAAAGTTACATTATTAGTAGCAAATGTTCCAGCATAATCTATAATTTGAATTTGGTTGCCTGCTATAGGACTTGCAGGAAGCGTTACTGTAAATGCTGCACTTGTAGTATTGCAAGGATAAAGACTACCAGCTACTGCTGTAAATCCTGTAGTTTGTACTGATTGAGTAATTAATCCTCCACCTTGTACCCATGCACTACCATTATAAAACTCCATAACACCTAATGTAGAGTTATACCCTTGCTGTCCTGTACTAGGAGCAGACGGTCTTGTACCAGTAGTCCATGTAGCATTAGTTATGCCATTTGTTCCAGAGATGACAACAGGCATTATACTGTTCCTTTATATATTGTAATCATGCTGTGTATGTTCCTGAAGCTGTGAATGTGTGATAATAATAACCGCCAGATGATGTAACTGTGCCGCCTGTTCCTCTTTGTGTAGCTGATAAATAACGAACAATAACTATACCAGAACCACCTGATTTTCCAGACCTATAACTATCACCAGATTCCGTGTACCCACCGCCGCCACCACCACCACCAGTATTTGCAGTGCCAGCAGTGCCATTGTCGCTAGTTCCATTTCCACCAGTACCGCCACCACCAGAACCACCTGCCGCAGTATTTGCAGCCCCTGTGTTACGACCACCACCTCCACCGCCACCTGCGTAAAATGTTCCAAGAGATTGCCAATTTAAACCATTACCACCAAGCCCACCTCTACTATTACCGTTAGACCCAGTTTGACCTGCGGCTCCTGCTCCGCCACCTCCTCCGCCAGCATCTGAAGTATTCCCGCCAGTTACATTACCACCTGCATTTCCCTGACCTGCGGTGCCAGAGCCTCCTGAAACTGCGGCACGGTTACCACCACCACCACCAGAACCACCAGAAACACCAGCAGTAGCCCATTTGCCACCTCCACCACCGCCTACGGCTGTTTGACTAAATCCAGAAGAATTTGAGCCATTTGAACCATTGCTACCACCACCTTCTGCGGTATTTGCAGAACCTGCCCCTCCAGCTCCAACAGTTACTTCATAAGCGGTTGAACCAGTAACGGTTGCGGTTGATGCAATGTACCCACCAGCACCACCACCACCTGCACCGCCACCACCACCGCCAGCAACTATTAAATAATCTACAGAATAAGTATTTCCAGCTGTACCTGCAATTACCCATCCACCTGAAGTATTATAAATTTCTAATTGACCTGTAGTTGTGTTGTATCTAGTTTGACCCATTACAGCACTAGATGGTCTTTGTGCAGTCGTTCCTGTAGGTATATAAGCACCACCTGTAGATGAGTCAGCTATAACTGGAACACCTGTCGTTGCAGGAAAAGTAAGCGTAGTAGTACCTGCTACTGCTGGTACGTCTAGTGTGACTGA